CAATACGATAAGCCATCATAGCATCTTCAAGAAGCGTAAGCTGTCTCCAAATACGACGTGCTGGTTCTAAAACAGATGTTCCATAGGGGGCATACCTATCATTGCCAAGAATGCGGAAGTGAGCAACCTGCCAGTTCTCAAATGTTAGTCCAGCAGAATTCCATTGATATTGCACATAATTAGGGTTAGTTTCATCCTCACCCTCCAAACGCTCTATATCTCGTGTTGGGAGACTAATAACGTTTTTAACACCAATAGTCTCATCAATGTCAACGTATAAAAAGTAATCTCCATACTTACACATTGTTCGGCACCACCCAAAAAGGTTGTGTTGCAAATTCATAACGTTATGATAAAGGTTGTCAAGAATAAGCTTGATTTCTTCATTTGGACAATGAATCTTAAGAAGCTGCTGAAGATCTGACGATGTTGTCATCTCATCAGCATAAATGTCAAGGGCTGATGCAATCTCTGGTGTGTATTCCATTTGATCAAAATCAGTATAACGAATACCACGATTTTGTGTTCCATACACCCCACCAATCATACTGGATATTACATTATAATCTTGTTTTTTAAACTGCTTGCCAGATGCAGAAGTAAACTTGGTAGCATACTTATCCATCTGCTTGCGTCTTTGGTTTCTTATTGCCTGTGCCCTGTAATTAACAATAGGTCCAGAAAATAAACGAGTCAGTCTCTTAAAAAGATCTGACTCTGAATTATTTGGATTTTTTCTTCTATCAGCCATTTATTTAACCTTTTAAAAGCCATAGAAACTCTCTTTGTTTCTTTATTGCATCTGATTGCTCGATTGGCTTGTAACCCTCTTGTCCGGGAATGCTTGTATTTAGATCTCTCTTGCTTAAAGTCATAGAGCTTAAAAAGATCTTGGAATATTCTAAAGCCTTTTTGTTCTCTTGTAAAGCAGTATCTCTAACCCAGCATCCAATAGCAAGCGACATAACCAAGTCGTCATTATACATTCTCATCGCCTGTGGACGACCATTTTGCCAAACAAATGTTTCCAATTCGTGGAACAAACGATTAGAATATATAGTAATTAGTTTATTTCTTATGAATTCTTCCATTTTCGCAACAACTAATGGTCTGGTTTTTGAAGTCATAGAAAAACCGGGGATTGCATTTGATTTACCCTCTGCTGTGTATTGGTCAACATACTCGTGTGTTGATTTAACTGAATGGTATAGATTTGGGTATTCTAGATCTCTTAATTTTTCTAACACTGCAAAGCCAACAGAATTATTTTCTACTACAACCATACAATCACCAAATTCTCTGCCTGTATTATTAATAAGATCTGCAAACATATCTGGTGTGATTTTTGATTGGTACTCTCCGATAATCTCCATAGTATCTAATTTTAAGATGTGGAATACAGAATTATCTTTATCATCTCCTCGTGAAACGTCTGCAACGAGAAGATATGTTGAGTTTTGATCGTATTTTTCCCAAAGCCATAAATTCCTGTCAAATCCCACACGGTAAGCTGGATCTCTAACTATCTTCTTTAATCTTTCCATGTCCTCGGGATCGATTACAGTTTCACCAGACATATTGAAGTTGCACTCATACTCTTGTGCAACTTGGCGGCGGGACATATTTGATGTCTCTTTTATAAACCAATCTTCGTCTCTATCAGGATGAACGTCCCAAGGAAGAACAGTGGGGTAAAAGTTATTTACTTCGTTTTCCGCATCTACATAGGTCTGGTGAAACCAATTACCCACACCGTTTGGTGTAGAGAGAGCAATGCAGCGACCACCAGTAGATAGCGTAGGATACAAACCAGTCCAAAGATCTTCAAGACCTTCAACATGTGCTGCCTCATCGATAACAAGAAGAGACAAGGCTTCCGAACGACCTGCATCTCCTGATGTTGTAGACGCTTTAATTTGCGAGCCGTTTGATAATTCAAAGGAGGTCCTGTTGTCGATATCAATCTTTGCAATCTGCATCCAATCTGGTAAATTCTTTACGATTGCTTTAACTTTCTTAACCAAATTGGCTGCTGTCCCGAACTTGGTAGCCATAACAAGAACGTTCTTGTCCTTGTGGAAGAGCATCATCCACGAAACATAAGCAGCAGTAATAGTTGAGATACCAAGCTGACGAGCTTTTAAAATAACGTTGAAACGATAATCATTAAAGTCGTGTAAAAGCTGGGTTTGAAAGTCGTATGTTTTGAAAGGGATTGTCCCTTTAAGGGGGTGTTGAATTCTAGCGTAGTTGTTAATAAAATAAACAGGATCTTTACCGCACTTGACGATTTCTTTTACAATTTCTTTTTTCGTAAGTGTTGAAGACATATTTACTGTTCATCTTTTCTGGTAACATTCTTTGCTTTTGGTCCTTTTCCTAATTCTAAAAACTTTCTGATGCTGTCTTCCAGCCTATCTTCTGATGCTGCTGGGTCTGCTTCCTCTACTTCATTGAGACCACCAATTTTATAAGCCATATTTGCCTGAACAAAAGTTCTATAGTTAGAGAGTCTCTGTACCAAGACATCACATTCACCTTCTTTTGTAAGAGACACAGAGCTACCAGTAACTTTTCTGTATTCTTTTTTAAGGAAGTTAGCTACATTATTAATCATGCCTTCCATTTCATTTTCATAGTTTTCATCTTTAACTTCTTTTAAAGTAGTTTCACTTTGATAAGTAATGATTAATTTATCTCCATGAAATTTAACACCAAAACCATCGACAACTCTGCTGTCTTTAATAAAGTGACCCTCTTCCCTCTTAAGACCCATCTTCACTGGTTCGCCGTTCTCATCTAAAGCACCATCATAGCCATTAGCAGCAGCCTGTGAAAGTCCTCTTACAATTTCTAAAGTTGTAGCCATTATTTTTCTCCTTGGTTGTAGTAGTCAGCTAAAAACTCAACTCTTTTATCAATATTAAGCCAGCGTTCTTCCCTGTCTTCTACAAATTGAACATAGCATTTAGCGCAGCAATCATACTTATTCATATAATAATCATCTTTTGGATTAAAAGAATAAGTAAAACAAGCCGGACAAGTTCTATCTCTTTCTCTATTAAGTAGTTTTTTTGCAACTAAAAAACCATCTTTATTGATCTTTTCATTGTATTCTTCGTTCTTAATCTCTTCTTGATAAAGCTCCTTTAATTCTAAAAGGTAAGCTTCTTCTTTTTCTTGCGTCCAAAAAGATCGAGGATTAGACACAGCTATCTCACCATATTTTTGTGCTATTGCTTTTTCTATCTTTGCTATTTTATTCAGATCCATTATCTACTCTTTCTTCTAGCTCGTTAAGCTTATGGTGCTGATATTTCACAGCTTCAACTAAAAAAGATATTATTTTAATATAATCAATGCTCGTAGCGTTCTCTTCATCTTCCCACTCAACAATATCAGGCAATATTCTACCTACTTCTTCAGCGATAAAACCATAATCTTGTTTTTCAGTATCTTTCCATTTATATGAGACACCTTCAAGTTGTGTGATAATATCCATGGCATTTTCTAATTTTTGAACGTCTTTCTTAAAACGAATCGATGAGTAGGAAACAAATGCGTTTGCTTTAATTTGACCCTCAAAAGTACTAGAGTCTGGTAATGTTATTCCATGGGTAGCGTTTGTACCGCTCATATTTACAGCTAGACCATTTCCTTCAAAAGTCAAATTTCTAGATGCACCAAATGAGCCACTGTTGTTGATTTGAACTTGATTATTTCCACCTGCTGGGGTACCTCCCGTCACAGATCCCGAAACAGCTTTCAGTCGCCTGTTTATTCTTCGCTCATATCTGCTAGCCCTTCTTACCATTAATTAGATGTCTCCACTGCTGCATAAAATATAGCCAAAGAAACTAAAGCACCAACAACAAACCCCCCAGCAGTCCACCAATGTGTATAGTCAGCATCAGAATTAATTGCCAAACTGGTTAAACGATCAATTTCATCATTTTTAATCTTTATAATAGAATCATATTTGTTCTCGGTCGCTCTTAAAGACACCTTCAAACTTTCATTAATAAGATCCATTTGGGCACCAAGCTTGTCTAGTTCCAAATCAATCTTCAACTCACACTCGGCATCAGCATACTTTTGTTGTGCTAAAAGCTGTGCTGCTGCTTCTGGATTAAACAAGACACCAGAATATGGTGCGGTCTGACCTTTTTCAAGGTCTGTCACAGTGGGAGATTGGGCAAGGGCGGATAGAGGCTGCAAAAGAACCAAAATAGATATTAATATAAAAGATATTGCCTTTTGCATATGCCTCGTCCCTTAATTGGTTTTACGTTCGTTTTTAGTTTCTTGCACTAATTTACGAAGATCTTTTAAAGCGTGAATAACTTCTTGTGCAGTTTTGCGAACACGAGTTCCTGCTGTTGCGTTTCCTTTATCAAACTTAACACAATCCTCTTGTGCCTCTGTAAGTAATTCAACAATTTCAGTAAGTTTATTATTAGTCATGATAGCTCCTTTATTCTTCTCCTGAATTAACATAAACGAACCCATATTGCTCGCTTATTCTTTTTGCTAGTTCGGAAGGATCATCTCCAACCTCATCAACAATTTTTTTAATTTCTTCTTTACGTTTCTTCGTAACTCTCTTCTTATTTTCTCTGAACTTATTTTCAATATCTTGAATAAGTTCAACATGATCCGCAATAATATTATCACGTTCCTCACGCTCTTGTTTATTTATTTCTTCAATTTTTTCAATTTGCTCTTTGCTGCTTTCGTCCTTTACAATAACAACATCTTTTACCTGATCAACTTTGCCCTTGTGAAAAACATAAAGCACAAGACCAACAACACCGGCTGTTACAACCTTCCAGTGCTTCTTAATCCAAGTCCATATATTTGATAAAAACAACTTAATAGCCTCTAACTCAATCATTTGCCATGTCTCCATTTTGTAGCCATATCGGTCAGTCCCTGAATACCAATGTATGCTAAAGAAATAGCAACCCAGTCTTCTGAACGAAGTGGAACTGTCTCTGTAAGCATAAGCCCTGTGGCTGTAAGCCATACCATAAGTTTTCTTGACATAAACTTGGTAAAAAATTTATCAACTACGTGTCTCACTGTCATTATCCTCTTCCTTTTTAAATTTCAAATCCTTCACTTTTGATATCTTTAATTTCTTCCAATCAGGATTTAATTCATTATAAATAGCCTTTATTTTACGTTTATCATAATTTTTATACGAAGCCGCTGCATACGCTACTTTTTCTTCACCTTCTAATACATATTCAATTTTCCAATAATCTCTGTCCAATGTTACACCTCTTTATTGACTAACATGAGCAAAACCATCCACCTTATCAATATCAATCGTCATATCAACAATATCCTTAAGACTATCAATATGAGAAATAAGTAGAACGATTGGATAATAATTCTTAACCATATCTAATATTCTCACAAAACCTTCCATATTTTCAGCATCAAGGGCTGTAGCTGGTTCATCAAGAATGAAAAGATTAGATTTTGGAAGACTTGATACTGATAACAAAGCCAAACGAATTGCCATGGCAGCAATAGTCTTTTCAGCACCTGAACCCATCTCAATAGGTCTAGCATCATACTTTGGATGTTTGATAAAGATATCTAACTTATTCCCTTCGCTCTCAAAAAAAACTTCGAAATCAACAACGTTAGCCAAAATTTTACTAACCTCTTCATTAATAACTGGTAATTTCTTTTTAATAATATCCAAAGAGATGCCATTCGAATGCATGCAACGCATAAAAAGGTCATAAGCAGAATATCTTTTTCTCAAGTCAAGCATCTCTTGCTTTTGATCAAGAAGATTTTTATGTTTTTGTTCTAAAGAGCCATGTTGTTTATATAATTCAAGAATAAGGTCTTCACAATTTTGTAATTGATTTTCATATGAAGTTTTTGCCTTTTTCTTTTTATTACAATCTTTCAATAATATTTCAAGATTTTCAATTGCTTCTTTGTTTTCTTCATACTCTGTAATTTTAGCACAAAGCTTTTCTAAAGAATGTTCAATTGTTGTAATCTTATTTTTACTTCTTTCAATATCAAGTTCAATCTTGGATTGCTTTTCTTTCAAATCCCTTTGCTTATCCAAAACTTTCTCGTAGTTTTCTGAATGTCTTTCCAAGCGCCGTGGATCAAGCTTTTCAATCTCTTTATCCAAACGTTCTAGTTTTTCATCAGCATCTTCTTTTTGCTTTTCAAGTTCT